GAGCGTCGAAAGACCGCATCGACCACCATTGTTAACAGCACCACCACGAAGGCAGAGACGGAAACCGCTTGTTGCGCCGGACGTATTCCAATAATATGCACACCAGTATGTGGTCTGACTACCGCCGATGGCGGTAGGGAAATTCTCCAGATTATCCATAGACAGTCTGGTTATCCAGCCTTCGCCTTTTTTGATGGATGTGCTGTAGGCATTCATTCCTGTGGCGTTACCGATTGTCCATGCCCCATAGATGGAAGGTGCTACAAGGTGAGTGACTGTCGTATCTTCGTTGACCCTCACGAACTCATCATCCATATGATACCAAAGATGACCGAAAGAGTTTTTAAGACCGAAGAATGAGTTGACCTTTGCTGCATACCAGGTTGTTCCGTCGTCATTGAGAATATTTACGGTTGTCTCTCCACAGCTATCACCTAGTTCAACGCCTGCATCCATAGGGATAAATGGACGGACACCATTGTATGTTGACCACGAATTATAGTCTTTCTGGGTTACGCCTGGACCTAGTCCTCCTTGATAGAGTCCATTGGCATCTTTTGTTGTATTGACGGCAGCTTGAACCTGGTGGGTACCGAAGATAACCCCGAAGAGCGCAGCCGTTACGGCAAAGTGACGCATGGAAGAGCAGAGCCAGCCTGTGCCGTTTTTACGGGCTGCAGCACGCCAATACTCAGTATTCTGATTGCTGGCAGGTTTACCTAGTAAGGAACGGTTTGTCTCATCGAGCTTCGCATCATTGTTGCCTCCACGGTAGTCTGCTCCCGTGTTGAGAAAGCTAACCAGACGACCTGTGCTGCGCTCTAAAGTGGCATGGCCAGAGGCAGAACGTGATCCGATAGGGATTGTGTAGTTATATTCTCCTTTGATAGGAGTAAGTCCAACCATCATATAGAACAAGCGGCCTACGGTCTTGAATACCAGATAGAACTTGCGGTTCCATCCCCACTGGTAATGTCCCTCTGATCCGTCTAACTTTGCAGCCTCTCCTGTGGCATATTTGTGATGATCTTTGGAGTCGAGTTTTCGGCGGCTATGGTCATTCTTGACCAGGTAGCAACCGAGACCAAGCTGAATTGGCAGCTCTCTCAAGAGCTCAAGCGATCCCACATAGGTTGCTGCCTGAGGGGTTGCGTTGTCTAGATTCCAGACACGCCCGCACCAAAGATTCTGTCCCATATCTACAGCGTCTTTGAGCGACATCTGCTGCGCAGTACCCGTTTTTTTGTCATAGACCTCTATCTGCTTGTCTGTTGCGGTCATATCTGCTGCAGGGAGGTCTGATACCTGCTTAGCTCCATCGAACGCTGCGATGATAGCCTTGACCTTTGTCTCTTCTTCTGATGTTAAAGCCATAAAATAATGTATTTATTCGATTAAACAATACGTAATGATGTTCCCACCTTGCGCAATTTTCCTGACGCAGCCACGCGAAGGCGTGGCTGGCGAACTGTAATGTTCACCTCCTTCCAAAGAGGTGTATTGGCGGTAGGGATAACCCAGAACTTAGTAGTTCCCTCGCCTTTGACGGTGAGGTTACCGCTCGGATCAACCAGCAACGAGTCACCATCTACATGCTGGAAGAGCACGCTCTGAGGGAGGTAGCTCGGAATGAGATTGGCATCGATGCGCTGCGCAACTTTATTGCGTAGGCTGATTTCCGGGAGATAGTCTAGAAACATGCGCGACGGCGCAATGAAACCTGAGGCTATTTGCCCTGCCAATCCATCCATTTGTGAAATCTTTGCATCGGCTCGCTTGGCGGCAGCATCTGCCTCTGTAGCCTTTGTCTCAGCCTGTGCTGCCTGTGCTGCTGCAGCAGTAGCCTGCTCTTGGGCAGCATTTGCTGCACTCTGTGCGAGATTTGCTGCCTTGTTGGCATCGTCGGATGCACTCTGTGCCTTGATGGTTGGTGTCTTATCGAGCCATCTGCGCCATTTGGCATTTGAATCTGAAGGAGTTGTTGTGTTACCATCCTCCAGTGACGCATAGACTCCTGTAGATGTATGAACTATATCCCCTTCATCGTAGCCCCTAACAGTCTGTCCATCCTCTTCATATGAGTAGTCCGACTTCCAGGTACCTTGATCGGTGAAGGCGACATTACCAACAACAATGATATTTGTTTTATCTGCCATATTTATTAAACTTTAATGACTAACTTGTTTCTGCGCTTGACAACATGCTCTGCGACATTGCTTCCGTAATCTATCATAAGAAGCTTGTTGCGATGCTGGCGGAATGACGGATACATAGCACCGCCTCGGGCAATGACACCCGTATCAACATATTCATGCTTGGAGAGGTCCCATTGCCACCAGTTGCCATTGCTTCCCATTTTGGGCGGATGATCGTTCATTTCCTTAGCGAGGTCTGTCTGCAAAATAGAATTGATGATGGCAGTATTGGTATCAGACTGACGCTTGTTTTCAGCAGATACTCTGCTGTTTTCAGCCAGTACCCTTCCGCTTTCTGCGGCTAGACGTTTATTCTCAGCTTCCGCTCTTGCAGTTTCTTGCTTCTGTCGTGCTGATTCCTGACTCTGCCGAGTCGTCTCGTTGACGCCTCGTGTAGTTTCTGCTGATTGTCTGTTCTTCTCCTGGCTTACTCTGGAGGCTTCCTGATTCTGCCGTGAAGTTTCATTAGAACTACGTAAGGTTTCAGACTTTTGTCTAGCGGCTTCCTGTGCCTGCCTAGTTTGCTCTGCTGTCTGTCTGCCGCTTTCATTTTTCTCGATTGCAGTCTTGCTAGCCAAAGTATCCGAAGTAGCCTTCTTGGCTGCTTCGGTCGCTGTCTTACTCTCAGCTACGGCATTATCTACCTCCTGCTTCTTAGTCTCCAGCTTCTCCCTAGCCTTGTCTGCATTTGCTGCAGCCGTGTTGGCCTTTTCTGTTGCTGTATTTGCAGCTTCAGTCACCTTTTGGGATTTCTCCAGCTCTGCGTCAATATCACGGGTGAACACCTTCATAGGTACGATTACCTGCTTGCGCACACCAGCCTGATCGTCATAGAGGGCAGGAACGGTAGATACATGGTCGAGGGTATTCACCTGTTCGCACTCGAAGACATTCTTAGATCTTCTCGCCAAGTAATCGTTGAAGTGCGGCATCAAGGCTGCACAGATTGCTGACCAGTCTGAGTTCTTGAATGCCTCTTCGAGGTTGCTGTTAATACTTGTATTACTCATAACAATCTATGTTTTAAAATATTATAATTAAGACCAGTTAAGGTCAGCTTCGCCACTCCAGAATACGCCTGCACCCACCTGTGTCCCGGAAACTTTAGGATTAAGCAAACTTGGCGGAATATATACACACGATAAACTCTCACCGCCTTTCAGCTCGTGCCATCCACCAATATCAGCAAAGTGTATTGTCTGCCTGTCGTTACCATTAACCACTCGCCATTCTTTACCGCTGCCCATACCTGTGAACACATAGTACTCATCTGAAGAGCAGTGCATCACCACCACATCGATAGGCATACCGCTGGCATCTCCACCATTCCCATCTCCATATAGAGGGACGTAATAATAGGATCTACCAGCCGAAGTTCTACCGCTCGACAGCGATTTCAAGATGAAGGTTCCATCCGTGAAATCTGATTCCTTGGTATATATGCGCATATTGCCACCATAGATGACCGCTATCGTCTTCTGACGATGTCCGAACATACCTCTGCACCATACATCTGCTGCATAAAAGCGATAACCACGTTTCTTGGTATTATCATAACCTTGATGATACATATCGCCCGAGAACCACATTCGACCATCCGAACCAAACTGGATATTACCAACTACTTTACCGTTGCTGTCAACACAATCAAGGGTCTTAAAGCTACCGTGTACACCAGTAACCGTTCCGCTGAATGTGCCATTCTGACACCAAACACTACCTGTAGAATCAAGCTTGAAATTATCAGTTGTAATCGTTATCTGACCGCCAGAAAAGTTCATGCAATGACCTGCAAGACTTATCTGGTCGGCTTGTATGGTTGCATTGGATATCATTTCACCTGCGGCAGTTTTCGTGACGAACGTGCTGATATCTGCTTGAACTACACCCTTCTTCTCATCGAACGCCTTAGAGAATAATGAAGAGAAATCCGACTTGACCATAAGTCCAGATATGATTTCTCCCTTTTTGTCGTCGATACTCTTGTTAGCGATTGTTGTAACCGTAGGTGTTATGGATGCGACACCTGATGCAGTCAGATTGCCTTTGGCATCAAACATTCCTGATGCTACATTCCAGCCGCTTGCATTCTGCTGAACTGTTGTGGCAGAATCTATGGAATCATCTACATCTTCCCAGGCTCCGCCAGTTCCACGCATCACGACGAAGCGGTAGAGATGACCAGTAACATATCCTTTCGTTCCTGGTTCAACCACATACCACAATGCACCAGCATGGCGCTGGCATTCCGCATTAGTCCAGTTCAGGTTCGTGAAGCTAGGTGGAGAAGCCTGCTGATAGAACTCAGCTACACCACCATCTATGCGTGCATTAACGGTATCTATAGCAGACTTCTTCGCGCTTGAGATAGAAGTATTCAGTGCAGACACTTTGCTATTAAGAGTTGACGTATCAGCCTTGTTAGCTACAGTAGTGGATATACCATACATGGTCACCTTCAATTCTGCGACACTCTTCTTAGCAGTATCGGCAGTCCCCTGCGCTGCATCGGCTGCGCTCTGGGCATTGTCGGCTGCCGTCTGAGCGGCTGAGACCTTCAAGGTAATGTCCTTGGCGCTCTGGTTGATTGCTGATGTGTACTCCTTGGTGATTTCGCCCTTGGCATTGGCTATCTTGGTATCCACCTTGGAACCGATGCCGTCAACGGTCACCTTCAGCTCTGCATTCTTCTTGATGGCAGTATCGGCAGTCCCCTGCGCTGCATCGGCTGCGCTCTGGGCATTGTCGGCTGCCGTCTGAGCGGCTGAGACCTTCAAGGTAATCTGATCTGCCTTTTGGGTGATGGATGAAGAGTATTCGCTTGTTATGGTATCATACTGGTTCTTCAGCTTCTTATCAACAGATGATGTAATACTGCTAGATGTCTGAGTAATCAGGGAAGAGGTATCTTCTCGATTCTTCTTATCCTTAGTATCGACATACTGCCGAATTTCACCCTTTTCTGCATCCAGGTCTATACCCAGCTGCGTAGTCTTGCAATTCACCTTATCAATATTCTCGCCCAACAGCTTGATATTGCTTGCAGTCTGAATGATCTGAGTACTAACCGTCTTGGATAGCTCACTGAGCGGTTCGTCGGTGACAGATACTACAGCAACGTAGCAATCTCCAGAATATCGGATGATGAAATCACCGGTGCCGTTCCACCTACCTTCCATACCTACAGTCTGCCACTCACCAGAATATGATATGTTTACTGTCTTCGCAGCCAGTTCATTTACTTTGCCAGTCACGACCTTGCATCCCTCGAAGCCATAGGTAAGCTGCCCAGCGCTCTTGGCGTAGATGCGGACATTTACATAGAGCTTATCCTGCACCTCGACTGCGGAATCTTCTGTCTGAGCCAATCCTGCGTCATTAATCGAATCGCTTCCCTTCACATATTCCTTATGAGTTCCTGGTTGTTTGATGTCAGCATTAGCTTGTCGCAGACCGCAGTTCTGTATGCGAAGCATCTGCCTGCCATCGCTCTGCTCCAGGGAGACCTTTCTGTTGCCACTAGTTGATAGTGATCCGTTCACCATATACGGCAATCCAGTGGCATCAACCCACAATTCCGTATCCTCACCTTCATTCATCTCCCAGTTGGCGATGATTGTGTTATCTGCATCTGTCACCTGCTCCAGGAATTGTCCATTCTCCAGATAGTTCTTGCCATTGGTTAGCTCATAGCTGGTTTTGGCAAATCGACTTGAAAACATATTTTCAAGTACCTGGAACTTGGTATCCACGCTTTCGCCTGTTCTGCGTAGAATCAGATCTCCAACAGCATAGAGGTTATTCAGATATTCACCGAATCCCTGCAGTCTGCCGAACCATGGATGCACGATGCCTTCCAAGTTACCTAGTCTGCCCTTCAACGCTCCTTCTGGGTCTGTCTTCAAGCCATAGACTACATCCATGTGAGGCGAAGCTGTACCTACAGTTATAATCTGCATGATACCCTTGCGGTCTTGGTCGCTGAGGTTATCCACTCGAACGAATGTGTCCTTCTTCCTGATGAGAGCTTCAGGAGTTGCTCCCGCTATCGAAGAGGTGAAGTTGGCGAATTTCACCCAGTCCAATCTCTTATCGCCATCCTCCAGGCTTCCGCATCCTGCATCCGTAACGAGCAGCTCGTAGTTCTTGGTTACATAGTTGCCGTTACTGCTATTGGGCATACCATTGAACTGCTGAACCATAATGATGTCATCCCGACGGAATGGATTATAGAGCTTGCCGTCCTGCGTATCGAGATATACCTTGCCCGATTCCTTGTCAAAGTGATCCACCTCCATCATGCCCGTGAAGACTCGGTTGTCATTTTCTCCGAGCAGCTGTGAGATAATCATTTCATAGACACGTAATGAGCCACGTACGATGACGTTATCAAATTCTCCCGTCCACTTATTCTCCTGTACTCCAGCCGCATTGAGGATAGGTTTATTATAGATACCCCAACCCTTACCCGTCAAGAAATCAGAAATAAACTGTTTACTGAAGAGATTGCCATCAAAGGTAGAATCACCCTTAACGTGCAACTGCTTGACGGTTGCAGATCCCCACGCCAGCAATTCGTCCACACACAGCTTGTATTTGCCGGTATCATCTTTTCGGGCAATCATAAAACCCTTCTCCTCGTCTTCATTCGCACCATCAGAAGCAATTGTATGAGCGATGATATTACCCTCCGCATCAAAGCGGAAATCATTCGCAGCATCAAATACGAATTTGTCGCCCACCTTTGCCTTGGAGAAAGCCAGCAGCTCATTGATATTCAGCTTATATTTTCCGGTCTTCGGGCCGGTCTGTATGATAGAAAAGCCTTTGTGCTCTGCTTCATTCGCATTCTCGGAAGCGATAGAATGAGCGATGATATTACCCTCCGCATCAAAGCGGAAATCATTCGCAGCATCAAATACGAATTTGTCGCCCACCTTTGCCTTGGAGAAAGCCAGCAGCTCATCAATGTTCAGCTTATACTTTCCCGTCTTCGGGTCGGTCTGTATGATAGAAAAGCCCTTGCGCTCTGCTTCATTCGCATTCTCGGAAGCGATAGAATGAGCGATGATATTGCCATCCGCATCAAAGGAAAAATCTTCTCCAACCAGCAAACCACCAAGTAGTTTCTGCACTTTCTTCCAGGTTACGGTTCCTTGAGCTATATCATCAATATCCTTGCGAATGTACCTCTGCAAAACCTCTGCTTCTTCGTCAAGTTCTCCCGCCTTGTCAGCATACTTTGCACGATCAGCTGTATTAGCCGTATTGGCGCGCATTGCCAGATCCGCAGACTCCGCCTTCTTAGCCTTACCGGCTCTAGCAGCATAATCAGCTTCAGACACATACTCACCTCCATAGCCAGCCGCTCCGGAACTATTGCCAGTTCCGGAATTCCCTTTGGGTTTAACTATGATTTTTGTTTCTATCATACGACTTTATAATATTGTTAGAATATAATTAAAATATCTCTTTAATCGTCATCTGAGCAGTGCCACTGGTTAGATTATAGCTGATACCTTGCACATGAAAGGTCTTGCCGATCGCAGGATGTCGATACAAATCGAATGGAGAAACATTACCGTGCTCATCCATCAGATTCTGTTCCATGATAACTCTTGGCTCATGCCATTCCTGCCAGTAGTCATTGACATAATGCTGCTCCGGCTTTGCCAATTCGCCATTGCTAGTATTGTAAACACCCAGCAAACTCAGTTCTGTGTCAACATTCAGCGGCGCAGAAAGACTAATGCCATTCTTTACACCGAGCGCTTTGCATTCCTCAGATGTCAGAGCTGTAGTGATCTTCATCTCAAGATCATCTTTGACATTCACGAAATTTTCTTTCGTGTCGCTCAGATACACCAGGTCATTCTCTGCACCATCACTGCCAACCTTACCATGATCGCTTACAACCTTCACTTCAAACTCTTCCAGTAGAATATCGCTCACATGTGATAGGATAGGCTTCGTATTGCTCGACCACTTGGTATGTCGGAAGGCGGTAGGATGTCGTCGGATGATTTCTTCCCACACACTGTTGACTGGTCCGAGGATGATAAACTTCACAGCACCATGCACCTTGTCACTCATACGGACCGGAATGGCAGTTCCATCTGCATCCACATTATCAGTATAGCTCAGATTATTCTGTATGGAAAACTCTGTACCGATGATTTTGTCCCCAATCTTAGGGTCGAATCCCACCGAGAAACTCTGCTGGTAATATTCATCATCAGATGAGCATTCCTCTCTGGCCTTATACTTCATCCAAACATAATCCGATAGCTGACCATTACCCGTTCCCGCCACCTTATCGCTTCCGAGGAGCTGCCCAGGGCGTTTTTCAACTACGCATTTATCACCTACTATCAGCATACACTGAATTACGCCGACCTTCGACAACTTATCGGTGCTGTCCCCGAATGCACTGTACTTAAACTCAAACTCCTGCGGGCCTTCACCAGTAAACGGCATAAATCCGCCATCACTCTTCTTGTCCATAATATCATCTGATACCACCTCGCTTCTCCAGTTCTCCGTTTTCCAATATCTGCGTGTATAATAGCGACCATCTCCGTTATTGCGGCTTGGCACAGTCTGATGCCAGACGTAGATACCATCCTGCCCACTGAATGGTAAACTCAACCAGGTTTTATTTCTCAGATCATGATAATTAGCCGTCATCCTCATCAGAGGATTCATTACCATTTTCCCGGAGATTACGATATAATTAGTCGTATTTTCATCGCTAGGCGAGAATACACCACCAACTTCATTGCCTACATATTCTGCGCATGGTATCGCTTTCAGAAGGTCCGAGTCATTGGGATAGAATTCACTTTCCTCATCCTTGCCATTGCCGTTTACGCTGATTACCAGGTAATCGGTCATGGATATTTTCGATACGAGCGAATTGTCCTGTCCGCCGTTTGTCTTCTTGACGCTTCCTACAGACACCAGCATCGAGGCACCCGGCACGGTTCCCAGATAGTTCACGGCATCCTGCTGATTGACTCCCTGGCATAAATCCTTCACGAGATCTTTTTTCTTGGCACCATAAAAGCGCCAGTCCTGACACTTTCTTACCTGTACATACCAGTCAACCACCGAACCGCCATCGTAGCCAGTACTGCCATTCGCCACCAGTTCTGCAAATCCATGATAAGCTCTTTTACCCTCTCCATCGGAAGCGTACTCTGTCATATACTTCTGCATGCCGAGGAAAGCATTACGCAACGCATCGCTATCGAGAGGGCTCTTGACGATATTCTGCATCTCCTTCACATCAGCCGTCAACTTGAGCTGATTATACGTCTCCGCAACACTGATCTGCGTATCACAGTCTGCTACGATAGACGTAGTAATATCTACCGTCCGAGGAACAATCGTTAAATCACCGTTCCCATTAAGGTTATGCCAGGAGTGAGATTTTCCACTCCTGATTGTCTCCCAGGAGAACAGATAGAGATTCATGCCAGCCTGCCTTATATGAAGATTGAGATATCTCAGAATTTCAGTCAACACATCCTCCTGAGTCCAGACATCATCCTCCTCATCACCCAGAAAGAGAAGTTCCGAGATACTGATATCCTGTAGTACGGAATATTGCTTATCCTTCTCTGCGGCCACATATTTGCTGCCATCATAGTATAATGGCTTATCATGACCGCCGAGAATATCAATACCATCCATCACACCATTCAGTATATTCGTCACGATGTCATGGAAGGTACGCTGCTGCGCCTCTGCCTTTACCTTATTATATAGTACTAAAGGCGAACCGACATTCTTATATTTTGAATACTGAAGGGCTGAGAGTGCATCCACACAAGTCAGTTCTACTTCATCCTCACACTCATTATATCCCTGCGAGAAAGTCTGAGGCTCGATATATCCGGCAAAGAGACATTCTGTTCCCCGGTAGATATTCACTACAGCATCCCTACAGGATCCCGAGAAGAATTCCTTCACATAGTTCTCGCAGAGCAAGCGGATAGAAGCCTGCGAGCAGAGAATATGATCGAACGTATCATTCACCTGCGAGGTGATTTCCACTGGGTCATCAGAGAAGGTGACTCCGCTACCATCGCCACCTATCTCCACTTCCTCGGATCGATCACCTCGAATCAGGATATAGACGGAGATTTTCTCTTCTTTCCTGTTATAATAATAACCGTGTATATACATAGCCTACTAATGCTTTTATAATGATGTTATAATACTATTATCTGATACGGATATTACTCCGCTTGCGATTGCTTCTGGTTTCATTCGCTACAGAGCCGACGATATCTCTTCCCCGCAGGCGTAGATTGATATCTATTGGCGCCTGGTTGTTCTCGACAAGGATACCCTGCAAGCGACTTGTAGAAGCCTTCACTCCTGGAGTAAAACCATCAGAGATTCCGGAACCAACCTGTGCAGCAGCTCCGTAGAGGGATGCGCCATTGGCGATTGCGAAGAGTCTAGCCTGCTGCGCTGCATTCAGAATCATCTCTCCCGAATTTACACGTACCAGGATGTTATCACCACTTCTCTGATTGCCTCCCACAATGCCACCTGTAGCAAACTTGCTTATCATGCCGATGATGCTAGTCAATTGAGCTGCGCCTGTAATGCCGAATGCGAGCCAGTCTATCCAGGTCTTGGTAGAGGTCATCGCTTGTGCGAAGGAAAGAACAATCTGACCTACAGCGGCCATCATCATACCAGCCTTGGCTGCCGCACTGTCGGAACCAAGTTGCTGCATGGCGCGTCCAAGCGCTGCACAGCTCTCTCCGGCTACTGCAAGTCCTTTGGCTGCAGAATTAGAAATCCCATTAATGGTATGCAGCTGCTGCTGGACGTTCTGAAAACTCGAGAGATTGATATTACCGAGAGATTGCAGTTTCTCCAGATCTTCTAGTCCTTCAACTTTAATCTCTATTGGTTTTAGCTTGAGATGGTCAATTTGCCCATCTATATCCGATAATATATCTTCAGCCTTTTTCTTAACCTCGATATCAGGAACACTTTCGATACCTAGCCTTACCTTCAGCATTCCTAACTCCCTTTGCTTTCCTTCCATGATCTTCTGAAGACTCTTGGCGGCAGCTTCATCAGCCGAAGCATTGATTTTCTTCTGCAATTCCTGGATTTCCTCCTCATAGAAATCAATACTACCCTCTAGAGCCTTCTCCTTCACTTCCGGCTTCGTTGTTGTTGTCGCACCGCCTTTTGATGTGTTGCCGGAAGATGGTGGTGGAGGAGTTGAACTATACCCGGCTGTATGCTTGAAGTTTATTTTCTGTCCATTCTTGACGATGGACTCCATTTGCTTTTTCACATTCTGCTGCTGGCGGTAAAGCGAAGTCATCTTCCTGTTAACCTTATCAAGCTGACTGGTACCCTCAATCTCGACTTCTTGCTTAACAGGAATAATCTTACCGTCGCCAGCATCTATCTGGCCTACGGTCTTTGTTTCTGTTTTATTTTTCTTGCTATATTTCTTTAGCTTCCCGTTTTCATCATATTTAATATCGTGCTGCTGCTTGATCAGGTCTGCTGCCTGGTTAGCAAGTTCCCTCAATCTAATCTCATTGATCATCTGGTTACAGTACGCCTCAGAATTTGCGGTAAGAGCCTGATACCATTGTGATACGGTCGAATAATAGCCCATGGCCTCCCCATACTTGCTATTCATCTGCTGCACCAGAGTCTTCTCCTGTTCCTTGCTACCCTTGAAATCTTTGAGCTTGGCGATATTCAGCGACATTTCACTACGTACGGATGACATCTGCTGAGCAGTTTGCTCGTGCGCCTGCTTAGCCTTCTCTTCCGCTTGCGATAGGTCATTCACACTACTTGCTGCCTGGTCATTGCTAGCAGACAGATGATTAATCACTTCTGTAAGAGCAGCAATAGCTATTCCAACACCAGCTGTTATATATAAGCTTCTAATTGCTAGTCTTAAGGTTTCAGCGCTTACGGCTGCGCCTGTAAAAGCAGCAGACGCCACCTTACAGATAGGACTAAACATAGCTACAATCGCAGAAGTAACCTTGGACGTAACTCCAAGATTAGTAATAGTTCTAGTCAGAGTCCAAGCTGCATTGGTAGTAATAATCAGCTGAGACGCAAAATTTGCGTACGGCAGAGTATTACCAATACTTCCCTGTATTACGTCTGTGAATTCACCAAGTTTATTGTTCAGAAGTTGAATCTTAGCGCTTCCTGTACTACCCATGATATCAAAGGACTTGCTAACCGTTCCTGCGCTGTTTTGCATTTCAGCAGCATTACTCCTGAATTTATCTGCCAGATTACCTACCAAAGGAGTGATAGCACGAAGGCTTTCTGCACTACCGAAAAGTTTGCCGTAGATTTCCTGTTCCAACATACCGCTCGATGCAGAGAAGCGCTTTACGTCTGTACTAAGAGACTCGAGGAATTGCTGCATTCCACCAGCCGCCTTAATAGCCGCCGCATCAAACTGAATGCCCATTTGCTGGGCCATTTCGGTAGCTTCGCTCGAAGGTTTTATAAGAGCCGTAAAAATAGCTGCAAGCTGAGTACTAACCTCTGCGGTATTTCCACTTACGCCGGTAAGTGTAGCAAATGAAGCCATCAGCTCATCTATCGACACTCCTAACGTCGAAGCTTGAGCCGTAACACGCGGCAAGGCTTGCGCCATCTGTTCGAACGAGGTAACACCGTTCTTTGCGGTTAACTGTATCTTGTCCTGTATCTCTCCAGCATTACTCCATTCCAGTCCATAATTCTTGATAATGGTAGAAGTAACCTTTACCACTTCTCCTAGATTGGCAATACCTCCCACAGAGGCTTTTGCCGAAGAACGGAGATAATCAATCCAGTTGTCTTCCGGAACTCCATTCGAGATAACCTGATAAAGACCGCCTGCAAGTTCATCACGCGCAATCGGTATTTCCTCGGCAAGTCCTGCTACCTGTTGCTTCATTGCCGCAAATTCCTTTCCGCTCTTACCAGCCATGGTATTAGCCGCAGCCATGGCCGCTCCAAAAGTCCGGCTTTCCGCTGTAACCTGATTAAGGTCACCCACCATCTGCTGGAAGGCATCAGTAACATTTCTCCACGCCTCCGTAATCTGATTGGTATTAATAAGCTTACCCTTCAAATCTTCTGTGGCTTCATTAACACTGTTCACCACGTGTCTCAGGTTATCTACAGCAGTTGTGGCAACAACCACTCTATCTTTACCGTCTATATTGAGCCGAATGTTAAATTTTACCTCATTAGCCATTTTTGCGATATTTAATTTGGATTATTGCGTCTTTTTTATTATATTTGCAGCGTGTTTAAAATAAAACGAAAATTATGAAATACGAAGTAAAACCCAACACAACAAGAACCGCTATTGGTTTGATTTCCGTACTGAGCTTTCTGTTCGGTATGTATTTTTGCGACTTAGCCATGAGACATGGTTCGCCTTCATGGTTAGCAGAAGCCATGGTTTGGTGTCTCGCTGTCTTTTTCGTATCTCTTCTACTTTGGGGATTCATGACAATAAAAGACGACAATATCTAAGCTAATGTAATCCAGCCCTCTCCGCTGCCATTTTGTATCTTTTCATGATTTCCTCACGACTGAGCTTCTCTTTCACTTCTGGAATCTCAGTCTGCACTTCCTTATCCCAGGCAAACTGCATAATATCTCTAGCCTTGAGCTTATCCTTCGAGTAGGGTTGCAGGATGCACAGGCATTGCATTCTTACCCGTTCCCACTTGCCACGTTCCGCAGCATCTACAGCATCATGCCAACCTTCATACGCTGCATAGTATTCAGATGGGGTGCATCGACAAAAGTCATCCATACTCATCCCCATACACCCCATAGCTATACCCAGAAGATGTTCCACATCCACCGGATCATCATTGCCCGATTCGGAATTTACTGTTCCTCCTCGCTTTTTTTTTCATTCGCTTCAGCTATTGCAGAATTCCACTTAGCCATATCTGCCGGAGACACTAAGTCGCAGAACATCGTGAAGTCAATGGAGAATTCAATGTTATCGGCTCGGCAGGCGCTCGATACGCAGCACCACATAAGCGTTAACAGTTCTTCCATATCCTCCCAGTTCATCTGACTGACATCCTTACCGACAGTGCGTTTGAACTGGAGCATCGCTCCCATAGTGAGGCGACAAGGAAACTCCTTGCCACCAACCTTAATCATGATCTTATTCATCCGTTTCTGATTCTAAAGACGTTTCACTTACGGCCGAAACCGGGGATTCTTCATTCCCGGCATCATCGGTATTCAGTCATGCAGTTGCGGTCCCCTGCAAGCCTGTGCCGATTTTTTCAACCTTACCACTATTCTCAAGCTGTGCACTATACTTCGCATCCTCGCCAGCCTGTGCATCGAGATCGAGCGAAGTAATGATGTACTTACCCTTGTACTGTCCGGCAGTCTTGCCTTCACGACCATCACCCTCACGAACAGAATAAGTTGCCTCGACAGAAGCTCCTGCCAGCTGGAGATCCTTCAGCTGATCATAGGTAGGCATTTCTGCATTGCTACCCGTCAACACGACACCATCAGCGTTGATACTCTCAGAGAAGCTCTTTACAAACTTCTCCTTCCACTTGCCAGCGGAAGCTTCCTTTGTTACACGCTCGCCAGTCTCCGTACTGGTTGTAATCTTACACCCGGTACTGTAACCCAATGCCTTACCCCCAACTGAAAGAATAAGATCTGTTCCGTCTAATACGTCACCCATATTTTTTTCTGATTAAATACATTAAAAACAAGCAGGTCATAATACCTGCGATAATAAAAAACAAATCCAGGCAAACACCGTTAGGAGGCTTTTTCTGCTCCGTTCTAGCATTGTTGCTGTACGACATTTCCATCTGCCTGCTAAGCAGACTTACCTGGTTTCGTAAGGAGTCTCGCTCACTCTCATACCGAAGGCACAGCTGCTGCAAGCTGTCACACGATGCTTCTACGATGATCGTTGGCATTTCACCACCATTATTCGGCTTTACGTACGCCTTCACGTTAGCACGGCCATGCTTACCGTTATAGCTTGCGCCCTGCGGCAGAGAGAGAAGATTATTCATCGGAATGCTCAACCGAACCGTGTCGCTCGCTATCGGCTGGGACCACATCGCCATTGTCTTCACCTGGCTTACCATCTGACTCAGACTTTGGCTTGCACTGTCGGCGCTTTGTACGCTTTGCACCAGGTTCTGTTCCTTCCTGGTCGTCTTCGTCGTGGCGCAGCTCACCACTGACAGGGCAGCTAGCACGATGAGGACAAAGCTGAATAGCCTCAATAGCCCGCGTGAGCCTATTAAGTGCATAGCGGGTGCGGGCGTTCTCCTTGTTGAGCTCCTCGATAGCCTTTGCATTATCTTCTGCTGCATCATTCAGTTCTTTTTGTTTTGCCAGGAGTTCCTTGCTCACGTCGCCATACATCTCCTTGAAGGTGTCATGTATGCGCTTCGCCTGCTCAGCCTCCTTCACTTTTCGATTGGCTATCCAGGCGATGGCAGTACCAATGCCGCCCGGTAGGATAGCCCACTGCAGTATGTTTAGTATGATGTCTGTCATCGCCTTTCAAACCTTTCTTAACCTAATAAACTATCAACTATTACTGAAAAAATCTACGCTTGCCTGATACCTAACGAGCGAAGCCATTCCTGGACATCAAAAGACGGGCAGGCTTTCTTTGAATTCAACTCGTTATGTCCAACAATACGGATCTGAGGGAAGCGGCTATGGAAGTTTCTCACATAATCGGCAAGAGCCTTCTTTTGCTCTAGGGTGCGAGTATCTAGCGGCTTACCGTCGTGCTTACTCACACCTCCTGCATAGACAACATGCCGGCTCACGGCATTATAGCCAGCAGCACCATTGGTAATCTCCCATGGATCCACCTCAGCATCCTCGTTATTATCTACCAGGCGTTCTATGCTGCCATCCAGATGCACAAGATCAGTATAGCCCACCTGCTTCCATCCTCTGCCGCCCTTGGCTGGAGGGTCGCAGTGCCAGTGCCGGATGTCGGCGGCTGTCACCTCCCGACCTTCCGGCGTGGCAGTGCAGTGGATTACCAGATATTTCATTTTCGCCATACGGTTAACCAGCGTTATAACCTGAACGGATTACGCCACCAGCGTCTTCCTTCTTAGGCAAGCAGATGAAATAATGACGGTACGAGATGAGGTTACGCTGCTGCTGCGGATCGTTTTCAGCAGCGCTGTAATACATCTTGGTGCTACCAGTAGCCTTGAACACACGAGGTACGTAGAATGCGAATGAGCATTGGAACTCACCAGCCTTAGGCGCTGCACCCAGCGCATTCTTCTTGCCTGTGGTGCTATAGGTAGGGTTGGCGCCGAACTCGTAGATATCGAAACCGTACAGCTTACCGACCTTGCCGTCATTGCGGTCAACGTTGTACTGCTCCTTGAAAGTCTGCTCCGTCTCGAGCAGGTCGTTCACGTGATCAGTACAGAGCACAAGTCGGCGGTTGGTTGGAGGAACACCCAGGTCATCAAGCTTTCGCTTCAGGTTCACCAGATCGTTCATACAGAGCTTGACTCGCTTGGTTACAGGATCCACGGCGCCAGACGTTACCAATACTGGAGTCTTGGCGGTATTCTCATTGGCGCAGAGCGCATGGGCAGCCTTGGCGTACTTGGTGTCATTGAGTGCGTTGGCGCAACTCTCCTTGACACGAGCCATCTTGTCGTAACTCAGGGCGTACAATTCGTCATCGGTGACAGGGACAACCTTTGTCTGGAATTTATCGAGAGAGAAGGTCTTGTCTCCATCCTCGAGCTCCTGGATTTCGATAGGATATGTCTTGTTATTAACCAGCACCTGAGGGTCCGCACCGACATCCACCATGTGAATTACGTCATTATCCACAATAGAACTCTGATCCGGCACACCTACAAGCCAGGAAGCATCCAGATAGGCACGCAGAGCCCTGATAAGCTCGCCCGTCCATACTTCTTTAAGAACGCCTGCGTAAGCAGAACCCTTTGGCATAAACGTTCCTGCTGCGATAGCAACAAGGGAGGCAACAGCTGCACCCCAGAATGGATTATATCCCAACAAGAGTGCAATGAGAGCACCCATAATTGCATTGAACAACAATGCGGAAAACACTTTAATCAACTTATTCATAATTATAAAATATTTTTATGTTACCTTGAAATTAAGCTGGTTCGAATCCGTACTCAGCCTTGTAGAGGCGAACGAACTCATCAGGATGATTGTCGTGCAGATCCATCATTTTGCCGGATGGAACGGCACTCAGCTTCTCGTACTTGGAGAAGTCTGTTTCCTCTGCCACGATTTGGCCAGTATCGGTACGGTGCAACTGTGCGGAGAGCTTACCCTGTGGCTGCATAGCCGACAAGGTCAACTTCAATGTGTCAATACCTACCTTTTTGCCAAGCTCGACAAAATGGTTCTTCATACCGGCATCGATACGCTTCTCGCTTACGGCCTGATCCACGGCGGCTGTAATACCGGCAAGAGCAAGCGCCTCCTGCGCCGCCTTCAACTCGTCAACCTGCTTCTGGAGTGCTGCTGCACCCTCGGCCTTCAACTTCAACTCACTAACCTTCTGCAAGACGGTAGCTTCGTCAGCTGTTTCGCTAAGCCCCAGCTGAAGGGCTAAAGTTTTCAATTCCATTTCTACTTCTTTTTTAAGAGGATTAATATTACTATTTAACAAAGGCAGGAAAGCACTTCCGTTCTCTTCGCCTTTCATCAACGGCAACTGTTCTCCATCCGGAGAGTATAACACGATGGCGTTATCATTTCCACCGATATCAACGGCACTCACCTCGAAGAGGCGGCTCTTGGTAATTGTCTGCGCAGTCTGTCCTTCCAGCACAAGACTCTTATCATCGGAAGTCTCCAGGATCTGCAAGTTGGCGCTTACCATGCGCATCGACCCGAACTCATACTGTTTCTTCAGCCGCTGGCTCAGCTCAGTGGCTCCGTCAAACTCGATTTCTCCAGTCAGCTCTCCGTTTTCCACCTTCAGGTTCTTCACCAGCCCGACTACACCTTGACTGCGGTCATGCATATACAGTAATACAGGATTGCGCTCGTACTGTGTCAGGTCAATACCTGATGTAATGATGCGCGTACCATAGCAGTTCACGCTCTCATCGCTAATTCTAACTTTCTTTCCCATTTGCGATTCGTTTTTGAATTTCGACTGCAATATTACGAACTTTCCACGAACCCTCCAAAAAACGCTGCAATCGCTTCATAAAGGTATGCAATCATTTCATACTTTTTTGGCAGACTCCCTAAAAAATGCCAATTTTGCAGTGGGTTTCAACATAGCCCGCCATTTTATTCACATTAAAACACAGTTATAACATGACAAAAGCAGAATTAGAAAAGAAGAAAAAGCTCGCCAGAACATTATATATGGCAGGCAAGGATCAGAACGAGATAGCAGACCAGATAGACATCTCCCGTCAGACTCTCTCTAAATGGGCCAACCAGGAAGGATGGAAGGAGCAGCGGGCTGCCACAAGCGTGACCCGCCCGGAGCTGGTAAACAAGCTGCTCCATAGCATCGACACCCTCATTACCGATGTCAATGCTTCCGGTGACGCTGCGAAGATTGCCGGACTGGGTGACAAGCTGGCTAAAATGTCAGCCGTTATAGAGAAGCTTGACAAGAAGGCTAACGTAGTAGATGCCATCGAGGTATTCATGGCATTCAGCAAATGGATGCAGTTCCGGGCACAGAACGACCCGAATATCACACCGGAACTCCTCAAGACATTTAATTATTACCAGGATCTCTTCATCTCCGACAAGATGCAGAACGGTTTTTCCTGCGATCTTTAATACATATATATAATGGCAACACTAGCAGAAAAGAAAAAGGCCATAGAGGAATGGAAGGAGCACTGCAAGCAGATTGCGGCGCTCACAGATACATCGCTCATGGCTCCAGAAGGCAAGAGCGAGAAGGAAGCTCGCATTCACAGGCTACAGCAGAACTATGCTGCTTTCTGCGAGTATTACTTTCCTCACTTCCTGCAACTCAAGGACAAGACTACCGGAAAGGTGATCCGTACCATCCACAATGCGCCATTCCACAACCAGGCGGCAAGCAAGGTCAAACGCACCGCTAACCTGAAGGCTGTATTCATGTGGCCGCGCGGTCATGCCAAGAGTACCCACATGGATGTATTCACCCCCTTGTGGCTCATGTTCCAGCCGCTACGTCTGATAAACTTTATGGTGGTAGTCGGCAAGAGTGAAGATGCCGCCTGCCGCCTCCTTGGTGATATCCAGGCAGAACTGGAGTACAACGATCGCCTCAAGCGTGACTTCGGAGAACAGAAGCCTGCCGGAGGAGACTGGACCGACGGAGAATTCAAGGCGAACTGCGGTGTCAAGTTCCTGGCATGCGGTCGCGGTCAGAGTCCCCGAGGTCTCCGTGATAGGGAAGCCCGCCCTGATTATATCGTCATCGATGACCTTGACGATGACGAACTCTGCAAGAACGAGAAGCGTGTACGTGAGCTTACGTCCTGGGTAAAGTCTGCCCTCTTCGGTTCTCTCGATGTTGGCCGTGGCCGTTTTATCATGGTCGGCAACCTGATTTCCAAGAACTCCGTACTCTATAACATCGCCAATACCAAAGGCGTTTTCCTGAGTAAGGTATATGCCGTAGATAAGAACGGTGATCCGGTATGGAAGGAGAAATGGACACGGGAGGAGGTGGATGCCTACCGGGAATTCGTCGGTTACAGGGATTGGAATAAGGAGATGATGCATAACCCTATCATCGACGGTTCTATCTTCCGTCACGAGTGGATCAAGTACAAGCGTATGCCTAAGCTCACCAGGTATGATGCCCTGGTCTGCTATACGGACCCATCCTGGAAATCCACGACAGCCAACGACTACAAGGCATGCCGCCTCTGGGGTAAGCTGGGTAGCGAGCTTCATCTGATAGACTGTTTCGTACGCCAGGCTACCACCGGAGAGATGGTGAGGTGGCAATACAACCTCTACGAAAGAGCCATGGAGCAGGGAGCCAGCATCCAGTTTTATATGGAAGCAAACCTGATGCAGGATACGGCTCTTGACGAATTCTACAAAGAGGGAGAGCTTCGGGGTTATCAGCTTCCGATATCTGCTGACAACCGGAAAAAGCCCGATAAGCTACAGCGTATCGAGAGCGTCGCCCCTTTATGGGAACGAGGCCTGGTATTCTATAACGAGAGTCTTAAAGACTCTGAGGATATGCAGGTAGGTATCGAGCAGACATTAGCCCTGGAACACGGAAGCAGAGCACACGACGATGCTCCGGATGCAGACGAGGGAGCCATCTTCATCCTTCAGCGACAAGGACGCGTCGATGCTTTCGAGCCACGCATTGGCAAGCGGAGATCTCCGAAAAATGGTTGGTAATTAAAAAGTTGTTTATATGTTTATTACTCAAGAAGATTTCAAGGTGGTGGCTTCTGAAGCCGCACTCAAGGTCATCACCCAGGCAGACGACGCTAACGCCGACAATGCCATTCTGGAAGCGGTGGAAGAGATAGCTGGCTATCTCCGTCCTAAATATGACTGCGACAAGGTCTTCTCTGCCGTAGGAAATGACCGCAACCGACAGATAGTAATGTATGCGGCGGATATAGCTCTTTACAATATGATTGCAGCACAACCGCAGAGAATGGGCAGTGATGTGCGCAAGGAACGCTACGAACGTGCCATCAAGTGGCTAGAGGGAGTTGCGGCTGGCAAAATTGTCCCGGACTTGCCGATAGCCACTGACGAGGCTACAGGCGAGGCTAACACCAATGGCATTAAGTGGGGAAATGGTCCCAACCGCCACTCCTGGTAATCCGTATTCAAGTTTAATATTCAAAAATAAAGCAAGATGAATCTATTTGACAAGACATTACAGGGCATCTACGACATCCGGCGCGCCGTCAAGGGTGAGCCACGGCTACTGCATACCAAGTTCGGCGACATCATCCTCGCCGACAAGGCAACCCGCAGAAATGCCCAGCATATCATATCCAAGCTTCAGCGCACCACCGAAGCTCTTACCAAGAGTGATATCCAAAAATGGCGCAAGGCTTGGCAGCAGGCTATCAGCATAGAGAGTCCAAACAGGCAGATGCTCTACGACATCTATAGAGACACCGCCACGGATGCCCATGTTACCGGATGTATCGGCCAGCGCACAGGCTTCGTCCTTTCCAAGTCTTTTAACATCGAAGACAAAAGCGGCAAGCCTTGTGATGAACTCAAGCATTATTTCGAGCAGGAATGGTTCTATGAACTCTGCCGCCTCATTCTTGATTCCATCTATTACGGGCATTCCCTGATAGAACTGGGAGATATCAGGAAGGATGGAGACGGATGCCCTTGCTACTCGGAAGTAAAGCTTATCGACCGTAAATTCGTAATTCCGGAACATCATCGTGTAGTTATAGACCTCGGACAGAATTGGACTACGGGAATAGACTATAGGGAGCCGGAATGGTACAACAACCTTATCGAGGCAGGAAAGCCCGACGACCTCGGTCTCTATCTCAAGGCTGCACTCCACGCCATTCCGAAAAAGAACGTTCTCGCAGCATGGGATGTCTTCAGCGAGGTTTTCGGAATGCCTATGCGAGTAGCCAAGACTGCTTCCAGAGATAAGGCAGACCAGCAGCGCATCGAAGAAATGCTCAAGGGTATGGATATCGCTCCATGGGCATTATTCCCCGAAGGAACGGATATTCAAATCATCGAAAGCACCAAGAGCGATGCGTTCAACGTCTATGACAAGCGTGTGGACCGTTCCAACAGCGAAATCTCCAAGCTTATCATTGGGCAAACTATGACTATCGAGGATGGTAGTTCCCTGTCTCAAAGCCAGACCCACCTCAAGGTCTTCGAGAACCTGGTTGAGAGCGATGCAAAGATGCTGGCAAGCATTATCAATAATCAGCTCCTCCCCCGTATGATTCGCCACGGATATCCGCTTCAAGGCTACCACTTCTCGTGGGACAAAAGCATAGATTACACACCGGAACAGCAGATGGAATATGAGAAAATGATCTCTGACCGTTACGAAGTGGATCCAAAGTATTTCGCAGACAAATACAACATGCCTGTAGGCGAACGCATACAGCAGCCTGGATTGCAGCTCTCCAGACCTTTTTTCGACTAAGCCCCGATGACTATAAGGGGCTGCACAGCCGATACGAATCCATCATTGGTAAAATGAATATCCAACTCACATCAGCCGACGAGAAAAAACTGAGATACCAGGAAATATCCTCCAGTTTCGACAAGCTGATGAAAGCGCTCTTCCGTCAACACGGCGCACATCTGGATATCAATATTCTGTCAAGCAACGAGGCCATGGATTTTATTCAGGAACACGCCGATATTCTGGACTCCAGTTTCGAGAAGGTGGAAATGACCGAAAAGATGCGAGAGCGGTTAACCCGCTCCAACTATATCTTCTCCGGCATGAAAACCTTCCACGAGCTCAACGAGGCATTCCCTAGCTTGCTTGATGAGAATGGAGATAGAAAGCCGTTCGAACGTTTTTTAAATGATGTACGGAAGATTAACGAGACCTACAACAGGAACTATCTTCGGGCAGAATACGGCTTCGTGCAGTCTTCTGCTACCATGGCTGCCAAATGGGAACGCTTTGCCGAGGATGGTGACGAATACTATCTCCAGTACAGAACTGCCCATGATGACAAGGTGCGACCGGAGCATGCTGCTCTCGACAGAGTAACACTACCAATGAGTGACCCTTTCTGGGAGAGCTACTACCCTCCAAATGGATGGAACTGCCGCTGTACGGTGGTCCAGGTTCTCAAATGGAAGTATGATGCCACGCCTCATGGTGAAGCGATGGACAGAGGAAAAGAAGCCTTAGACGGAGAGCGCTTTAATATTTTCCGGTTCAATAGCGGAAAGCAGGGCAAGGCGGTTCCTGACTACAATCCTTACACCATCAAGAAGTGTAATAGCTGCGATGTAGCGAAAGGTAAGAACGTTAATCTGGCACTTCCAGACAACCAGCTGTGCCAAGCATGCAGAAGGCTACACAAATGTGCTATGAACACTGAGGCATCACGTCTCTGTACAGAAAAGAAAGGTTACATAAAAGAATCCACCAACTTCACGAAGTCTTCCAGGTCTTTACAAACAGGAAAGTATTTTCAGACCAGAGACTCTCTAGAACTTGGTCTCAAGCATGCCCGTACGATAGAAGAAATCAACGCCTTCAAGTGGATAGCTAGCCATCTGGACCAACTCTCTTTCATACGTTTCAGCCCACTGGGAGAAGTAAAGGATATGACATCCGAAAAAGACATCAAGAATGTAGAGAAGAAGAGAAAAAGAGGCGCCACTGGTTACAATGAGTACGAGATACATATTGACGGCGAAGTCTGGAAGCTGAAAACAGAAATAAGGAAAAATAGTAGGGAAACACTCTACATAGCATTCAAAAAAAAATAACCCCAGCGTTTCCTGCGGTCCTTCACATGGGCCATTAGGAAACACCAGAGTTATCCGGATGCAAAGATACAACAAATATTTTAAACAAGCAAGAAAATGAGAAAAAAAATCAAAATGGCGAGTGTCATCACGACACCCGCCATTTTCTTTTAAATATGAAAAACATTTCTAATATTAGATCGCTCGTCTTCGCATATAAGCGCCTAAAAACATAATAAAAAAAATAAATTAACAACATAATTCCCTATAACTTACAGAACCTAATATAATAGTATATATGAATTGAAAGAAATTTATCTCGCCGTGCTCCAGGACTTGAGATACTTTACCCTGAAAACATCAATGTTCTCGTACAACTCTTCATGGCTCCCATTGGATAGAGTCTGCTTAGGATAATACCCATCAAACGATTTGCTTCTAATACCTTCCAGCGACTGCCAGATTTTGTCAGTCAACTGCCAAGCTTCTATAGGCGCATTTTCGCTCCAGTCTATCACCGTATGCAGTTTGATATCCCCGTTACCTCGGAGAGCGCCCTGTATCGTTGTCCAGTCTATCACTCCCAACTCTATGAATACTGCCGGGCGCTGCCACGGCTCGTCCTGATCTGCATAAACTACGTTCTCGTTCCACAAATCCACATGTTTCACCTCGGGAATATTTTTCAGCTGCTCCACGAGTGCAGCGTATAATTCTTGTCTTGGATCCATATCTTGTTTATTTAAATTTGAAGTCGTTCTCAAAATAAGAAGTAAGGTTGTCTTCTATAATGCGCCTCACGTCTTCCTCCACCTCGGGGCTCATGCCCAGGAATTGACGTTTAGGAATCTTGATAACCTTTCCTTCCTTCATCAGAGCCATCGCTTTCCAGAATTCTGCATTAGGATTAAGATTCATCTTGGAAGTCCAGGCATAGAAGCCTCCATCGGATAGCGTACGATGCTTGCCTTCTTGTTTCTTTGTCATTCCCATCGACTCGTAGAACTTAGCCCTGAAGTACCGTTTCATCCTGGCAGTAACCTTTATTTCCCCTCCTTCATTATGGATGGCAGCATAAGGAAGATCGCTATAGAAAGTAATGCTGCTTTCATCACTTCTACTGCTGATGCTCTTCCTCAGCGCTCCCGTATCAATGAGAATATGACCGCCGGGGCGAAGCGGGCTTCTTCTTCTCGCCCAGGCTTTGGTAAAGAAAGCCTGTCTCTCAAAGTTCTGATCAAACTCATCACCGATGCCGATTCTAATATCCTTCAGAATGCGGCCTATTACCGTCCTCAGTTCTTTCTCTGTTGCCATAGCCGTCATTGTCTATGAAATTCAGGAACAGCTCCTCTTGATGAGGAATCTCGTTACGAGGATCTGCGCTCGCATTCAGGATATTGTAAAACTGGCGCTCCGAGATAGCGTACACCGGGTACACGTAACGCCGCCAGATCTCCCTGTTGGGAACTCCCAGCTTGGCGTAGCGATCGAAGATACGGTTAATCTCCGTCACCCGCTTCTGATAACTCAATCCGCGGTTATTCCTGCATTTTCTATTCCTCATCGAGGGCTGTTCCTTTCTTTCAACTTAAAACATTATAACAATAAATAATCTAACTTTAGATACGGCAGAAGCTTGGTTCTATACGGCGCCAGACTCCCGTCTCCTTGTTGCGTTTCCAGAAGTAATAGTTGGTTGCATTCTTCTGCACTACATTACTCTCCTGGAAGAGCTTCATGATTTCCGAGTACTCCGGATCATTGAACTTATCCTCCAGCTCGTAGAGCTTGGAGATGCTCTTGTAATCGAGATCTCCTGCCTGGTTGCGCTCCAGCAGCGTCATTGCCAGCTGATACATCGGATCATCGGTTCCCTTCTCGCTCTTCTTCATGTAGTCCTTCAGAAAAGCCACCAGTCGCTCCGCTGCAAGGTCGGCACGCTCATCAAATCCCTTCACGCTGTTGCAGCTGATCTGCAAGCGAAAATCATCACTAGTGATTGTGTAATTCTTCTGCTCATCGGTTTTCACCTGACCATACTCTCGCATCAGCTTGATAAAGGTGGAAGACTCATCTCTTAGCCATACCTTAAAGCCCTTGACGTCTGCGGTAACGTTAACAAGCATATCTTCAACCTTGTGCATAAACTCGCCTCGCAAACCCTCGTAAGCATCACGCTTGTTGATGCGCTCGTTCTTTGCCTCGGCATTCAACTGAGCCAGAAGAGATGCCTTCTGCTCTTCTGACAGCTGACTGATGTCAACTGGGGAGCTGCCCTGCTTTGCAGCCGCCTGCTCCTGTTTGTTCTGTTCCTGTTCCATTTTCAATAAACATTAATTTTATATGATTGGTATTAATACCTTCCTGCTGTTTCAGTCCTCCCTTTCGCTTGATGGCTCTCAGCTTCACGCTCAGCTGCTCCAGTTCCGACACTGTAATCAGGGCAAAATCCTTACCCATAATCCTCGGATGACGACAGAACTCGTTAATGCGGTTCCAGTCCTTGGTGTCTATTCCGAGCTCCTGCATCAGGTGCAGGCAAATGCTTCGCCAATGCTTGCGCTGGTCCCCATAACCAAGCATGTTCTCCAATGCCTTGCAGCATTCCTTGTACTCCTGCGCCCTCATCTCATGAAGATGCGTTGTGCGCCCATTCGTGTATTGGCTCACGATAGCCGCCTTAGCCTCTTCGTCATCGCCGTGCTTTGGCAACTTATTAAACGAGGCGTAGAAACGATGGTAGTTTGCAATCGGTCGTGCCATAAACTTCCCTCCTTGTTGATCTGTAGCCGATAGATCATAAGCCGAGACTCAACTTATAGTCCTGATAATGCCTTCGTGCTTCTTGCAGGGCATTGAGTGAAGCTTGCTTCATCTCAATTTCCTTCAGTATCGGGATATTGTCCAGACAGAGATACAGCCCGCCCTCAAACTCTCTCACCTGTAATCGGTGCATCGCCTCACGTTTTACCTCCTTCTCACGCTTCAGCACCTGCTGACGATGATACTCCTCAGTGGTCTTTTCCCACCATTTCTTAATCGAATAAATAATCTTTTTCATGTTCTAATGAATTGTTTATGGGTTTATAATTTTGTCGCAGAAGCGCCTTCTATACGCTATCGAGCAGATAATCATCACTGCCCAGATATTCATTCCTCAGTGCATCTGCATTCATATCGCAGAGCTTGGAAGCAAGCTCATCATACATCATTGCCTGGTCAGGATAACTGAAATCCTTAGTCTTTTTCTTGATGTAGGCGATGATATCTTCTACTGTTTCATCCATGTTTCTTTGGCTTTTTGTAAGTTACATTTTGATACCCATGCCATTTTATGATTCTCGTTGCCCACATCAGACTCTTGGTCGTAACGACATAGCTACCGGGAGTCTTTGTTGATCTGCGCACGCTCAAATCGCAGGTGTAGTTGCATTCCATCCAGTCATCCAATACCGAGCTGCATTGTTCCTTGCTCAGCAGCAGGTAGATGATGTAACCTTTCTCGTAATCCCCGAGATAATCATTCACTTCACTCATAAGCTTTCAAATTACAGATTATTACTAGCCTGGATAAGTCCGTCCTCCCATACCTTGAAGGTAGCTCCGGCTTCTCCAATGAATCGGCCTTGGCAGACAGCCTCATAGCCGACGACTCTTACTTTCACGCCCGCCATGTATTTCAGTCTGACGGCAGGCTTACCCAGTGGCTGGCTCTTTGCTTCCTGCGAGATGAAGATAAAACTTTTCTTCGGGAACTCTTCCACCAGGGCTTCCACCTGTGCATATTCCCAATGTGAGTACTGGAACGAATCCACGATGATGAACTTAGGGCCCTTGCGCTGCTTGAGCATCTTCTTCAGATTGTCGATATCTGAATCGATACAGACTCTGAATTTACCTTGCTCTTCCTCCATGTGGAAACGCTGGATGCGTTCCTTGAAACTCATGCTTACCTTCTCCTCGAAGGAGCAGTAGAGTACTATTCCGTATTCACAGAGCTTCTTGGTAAGCTGCATCACGAACGAACTCTTACCGCCAGCCGACGGTCCCGAGATAAACCAGGTGTCATACATATCCGGCTGGCCGAAGCACCGTTCCCACTCTCCACCCCAGGGAATGGGCTTATAAGTCATCTTCAGTATCTCCCTGGGGCTGTATGCCCGCTTAGCCATGACTGGCCTCCCCGGAAGCTTCAGCAGCGTTCTCTGCCGCTATCTTCAGCTTCTCTATCTCGGTATATACTCGTCTCAGCCCGCCCTGCGTCTTTCTTACGATGGTAGGAATGTCTGCATCGGCTGGAGCATTCACCTTGGCAACGATGGAAGCCTGCTTCATCAGGAACTTCTCCCGCTCCTTGCCGTCATCAGGAGTCACCTTAGAGAATCTGCCTCCGTAGCGGCTCAGCATCTCGGTATATCCCACTTTCTTGCAGTCGATGCTGCGGTTGATCTTCTCCTTCAGACCATCGGCGCCCATCATATACCATCCACAGCAATGCTCCGTAGCGTTCCACAGCGCCTTCAGCTCCAGGAAGGCTTCATACTGCAAGTCTCCTGCCTCGTCGAGGATGATAAGCGGGTTGTTCAGTGTGCGGAGATAATATACCAGGTCTTCATACACATCGCTGTAGGTTCCCTTGTTGTCAGTACCAAACTCGGTGGCTATCTTGCGGATCAGTCTGCGCTTGGTCTTCACCTGTGAGCAGTCGATATAGACGGCATTCTCGTGGCAGCCGATGTAATACTTGGCAGAGTAGGTCTTGCCGATGTTCGGCTCATCACAGAGAATCATGCTCAGAGAGGAGAGCTGCGCAAGCTCCAGCTGCTTCTGGATGAACAGGAAGGTGAAGGTATTGGCAGGCTTCCATTCTATCTCGTGACGGAGGTTTACACCCAGGCGACGGGCGATGCGCACCCAGTTGGCATCAGAAAGAGCCTTGTCCAAGGCACCCTGCTTCACCATGCTGTACACCGAAGTGGATATTCCGAGGGATGTAGCATGCTTGGCATCCGAAGGATAATTGGCGCGGTTCTGTGCAATCGCAGCCAGAATCTTTTTCTTTTGTTCTGTTGTAATCATATTCGTTTATTGTTATAAGTTTATTCTAAGTCGATTCTTACGCCTGGTCGAACGCCATCGCTATTGCCAATGCGTCCTCGTCTTCTTCGGATATAAAAGATGTACCTTGTAGTACTTTACCAGCTGTCTGTACTCCGAAATCGCTATCGGGAACATCGGATGTATAAATATCCGTCCCAGTCGGCTTCGCAGCGAGCTCTTCAATCTCTTTCTGTTGTTCTTCTTCATAATCCTTGCTATTGTGTATTCCCAACCTAGGAACCAGGTTCCTGTTGGTGTAATTCATAAATTCCTTAACCTTCTTTTGCTGATGGTAGAACTTCTTCTTGTCCTCCTCGGTCTGTTCTGCCATCACTCGGTTGTAGGTTTCCACCCGCTCCACCTGGTCGATGAACCTGTCACCCTGGAAGATGAACACATCCTGCGGTTTTCCGTCCTCATCCGGCAGGTAGTAAGCGGTAACCTTGTAATTGTTGGGAGCCAGGCGCTCCAGTACATCCGGCTTGCTCAGCCACCAGTCTTCATAAGCCACTCTTACCGTAGAATTACGTCTTACAGAGGTCTCAACCTTCTCGCCGATGTATCGGGCAAGGGTGATGGCATCAAACGGACGCAGGTTCGGATTGATATGCTCCATCAGAACATCCCATCTTGTCATACCAGGGTATTTCTTCTGATTAGGGTGCAGCGTATGGTTCCACTCGTAGTTGTCACGGCGGTCATCCGCCACAAGCTCATCGAATGAGTAATACTGCTTGTCTTCCCAGGTATCATTACCCGCATCGCTTATCTTCTTGGATTCCACTCTGTATTTCCACTTGCCGTAGAATCGGCCGATACCTACGTGGTTGCGGTGGATGATACGGCGCTTCTTGGCTCCATTGATGTTCTCTGCCTGTTTCTCCTGCGAGTTGAGAGGCGCACAGTAGCGTACATAGCTGAACACCGTTCCTTCCTGGAGTAGGGTGTACTTATATTCAGACATCAGGTGATTCTCCACCTCAATACCTGCCGGAATACCCCAGCCATGCTTGGCTATCAGCCTGAACATCTCTCTGAAGCATTCCTTCACAAGGTTCTGATCCTTATCCCTGGAGTAGCTGGCGCCCAGCACGCACTGGCTCACCGAATCATAGGCATAGTAGGCTTTCACCCTCAGTTTCGTATCCTTCAGCCTGCGGGTCAGATCCACGTCATCCATGGTTATCTGGCTCAGTGAGTATTCTCCGGCATGGCGGTGCATGTGAGGCATACTCTCGTGCATGAAGGCGCTCCAGCTCAGCTGACTCTTATCCCAGATAAGCCTGTTCTTCGGCTTATTCAGGATGTTTCTGATGGTACTGTCGCTCAAACTCTTCGGATTTCCATCCTTGTCACAGAAATCTTCCGGGTCGAACAGCTCTCCAGTCTGAACATCATAAACATCAAGCTCGCCGCATACGAAGGAGTCATACAGTTCCTTTACCTGGGAGTTATAAGGCTTATTAGGAAGGCATTGCAGGCCGATGACCAGCTTCTCCGTCTTTACGTCAACCTTTCTGGTGTTCTGGTTGCCGAACTTGCCACTGATTAGTACGCCGTAGCCGCCAGCCTTATACTCATTCACCTTCTTTCGGAATCTCAGCGTCGATTCGGGTAGGGTATGATGATAGGTTTCCTTCAATACCTTGATGGTACTTGCCATCATTTCCCAGTCGTAGCGTTCGCCCATCAGCTTGCGGTAGGCAGAGGCTCGTTCGTAGAGCTTGATACAGGTATTGAGCACCGAAGCATTCACCACATACTCCTGGATCTTCTCTGCCGATAGGTCCAAGCCCGTCTGCTGTCTGCTCTGGAAGTAGCACATGGCGTGCTGATCTACCTCATAATTGGAAGTTATCCATCCTCGCAGCCTTACTTCGGGACCTCCGGGGAACTCAACTTCTACTGCCTTGCGGTATTTGGTAGGCAAGCTATCTACGGCAATGAGAGCCGTGCAGCCGCTTGCGCCACCGCCTCGACGTACCACGTTAATGCGCTTTCTTGCTGCCATCTTTTGATAATTTGCCGGGCTCATAATGCCCGCCTCGCAAAGTTCTGGTGCAGATATGCAAAGTGTATTGCCGTAATATTCCATAACTATAACCTTTCTTTATTCTTCGCTGGTGAAATAATCCCAGTTTCTACCCATACAGATGCCTACAGAGAGACATACGATGACTGTAATCAGATACCAAGTAATGTCCATAATTCTATCCTCCAACTCTAAATCCACGTTCCAGACGTTCTCTCATGCCAGGATTGCCAATTATTTCGGCATCCTTCTGTCTCCACCTTTCTGCCATGATCTGAAGCGAAGGCATCTCGCGGACCAAGACATTGTCCGCAGATACCATTTCCTTACCTTTGAAGAAGATGGTAGCATTGCCAGTCTTCTTGTCGAACCCCAGTACCGCTCCGTTGGAGAAGTATTGTCTGAAGCTTCCTTCATGATCAAAAAGCAAGGTATCGCCCTTTTCGGCAACCACCGTCTCTACGCCACCGTTGATTTTGGCGTACTGGCGGATGCGCTTCGCCTTGTCGCTCATGCCCCGCTTAGGGTCGAAGGTGAGAGCAAGCCAGATAGCTTGGTCTGACACCTTGAAGGTCTTGCGTATTCCTTCGCGTACCTCCGTGCTTACGTCTATTACTCTTTTCATACTCTAACAATATTATAATTTTATTCTA